TCTTCTCTGGTTACGTAGATTCCTATAAGTATTATTATCCAACAGGGCAGGAGATTGGCTACGTAGACATCATCTGTTCCGATGCCTTTAGACTCTTTCAGATGGCCAACGTGGCAAGCGTCTCAGGTGCAACGGCTGGACAGACTACTGGCACCCGTATAACTAAGATCCTCGATCAAGTCTCATTCCCTACATCGATGCGAATCACAGACACAGGCAGCACAACAGTCCAGGCAGATCCGGGCACAGCTCGAACATCCCTTGCAGCCCTCAAAGCGGCAGAGTTTGCAGAACAGGGCGCGTTCTTCATTCGCACAGATGGCACGGCAGAGTTTAAGGATCGCACCGATGTCGTCGGATCTCTAGCGGCTGCACCCATCGAGTTCAATCAGACCTCAGGGATTCCCTACTCTGATCTCAAGTACGCCTTCGATGATAAATTAATCGTGAACCAATCCAGCATGACACGCATTGGCGGCACAGCACAGACCGCGGTAAACGTTGATTCATCGGCTAAATACTTCCCACATGGCACGACAGTTACAGACATGATTCCAGAGACAGATGCTCAAGTCTTAGACATTGCCAAGATATACGTGGCAACTAGAGCTGAGACCACTATCCGCATCGATGCCATGACTGTCGATCTTCTCGATACAGCAGTCCCTACGGACACAATGATTGGGCTCGATTACTTTGACAATGTGAAGATTACAAATCAACAACCAGACGGCAGTACAATCGTCAAGACCTTGCAGGTGCAAGGCTTGGCATGGGATATCACCCCTAATTCAATGAAATGCACAGTAACAACACTTGAGCCTATAGTTGAGGGATTCATCATCGGATCATCGACTTACGGTATAATCGGACAATCCATTATGGGATACTAGGAGATAAATCATGGCAACAGGCTTTCCAGCATCAACAGGCGATATCTTCACAGCCGCGGACTATAACGGCCTAGTCACCTTCGAGATTAAGGCAGACCAGACATCTGACTACACGCTTACCGTTGCCGACTCTTATCAGGTCCTAGTACCTATGAACAAGGCAACAGCCATCGCCCTAAAGATCCCTACCAATGCAAGCGCGGCTATCCCTGTCGGCTCGGTCATTACTATCCTTAACGAGGGCGTAGGCCTTTGCACAATCTCAGCCGTAACCTCTGGAACTACTACGGTCCTTTCAGCTGGCGCAGTAGCGGCACAGCCTACCCTCGCACAGTACAAGTCTGCAGCCTGCATTAAGACAGGCACAGATACATGGTACGTCGTGGGAGCCATTGGGTAATGCTCAACAATATAGCGGCACTTCATCCTGCCGCGGCGGCTCTCAACTCTTATGAATCAATCGCTACAGCATTAGGTACAGGCTCTAGTGGAACAATAACCTTTAGCACAATTCCTTCTACTTATAAACATTTACAGATTAGATATATTGGTAGAAACTCAGCAACAGGTGCCACGCTGGCGACTCTTAGAATGAGAGTAAACGGATATACGTCCAACTATCCATTACACCGCTTATCTGGTGACGGAGCCACGGCCGCCGCTTACGCTTCAACGGCCGAGGTATACATTCAAGATACTATGCTGATGGCAACAAATTCGGCCGCGTCCTCAATCTACGGAGCAGGCGTTATCGATATTCTAGATTATGCAGATACTAATAAATATAAAACTGTTAGATCTTTGACTGGAACAGACTTAAACGGCTCTGGCCAAATTATTTTCGGCTCTGGTCTCTATCAACAGACTACCGCTATCTCCTCAGTTACTTTAGAAGCTAACGGCGTAAACTGGCTTACTGGCTCACACTTCGCACTCTATGGAATTAAGGGGTAATCGTGACTGCAACTTATGACAAGATAGCGACATACACGGCACCAAGTTCGCAGACTGCTGTAACATTCAATTCATTTTCAGGATATACGGATTTAGTCCTAGTGTGCAATATAAAAAACACGAGCAGCACGCCAAGAAATGTTTACCTACAATTTAACGGCGACACGGGAAACAATTACTCAAAAACTCTTATAGAAGGAAATGGATCGTCCGCCTCTTCTGCTCGAGATACTAACTCTCCAGCAATATATTCGGCCGCGATCACTGTAGGAAATACAACAGATCCCGCTTTGAGCATTATAAATATAATGAACTACGCTAACACTACTACATACAAAACAACCCTTTCACGATATTCTGGAGCTAGTTTAGTAACGAATGCCGTAGTCGGCTTATGGCGTAACACTGCCGCTATTACCTCTCTAACTCTTACAATCGACACGGCTTCTAATATTGCTACAGGCTCTACATTCACTCTCTACGGGATAAAGGCGGAGTAATGCCTACATTTACACAAATCGGATCGGCCGTAACAGTCGGGGCAGGTGGGGCGGCATCTATTGACTTCTCGGCGATCCCTAGCACTTACACAGATCTAATTATTAAATTATCTCTACGCGGTAGCGATGCAAACAATTATGTAAATAGCCGCATCACTTTTAACGGATCAGGATCAGGCTATACGTCTAAATTAGTTTACGGGCTAGGATCGGGAAGTCCAGGGTCATTGAATAATTCTGTGACTAATGCCGTAGATTTTTCAAGCTATGGCACAGGATCAAGTGCAACATCTAGTACTTTTGGAAACACCGAGATTTGCATTCCTAACTATGCAGGATCAACAAATAAGAGCCTAAGCGTGGATGCTGTATCTGAAAACAATGCAACCACCGCTATTGCAGCCCTCACGGCTGGCCTATGGTCTAACTCTGCGGCGATAAATCAAATCACGATTACACCTGCCGTCGGTACTTTCGTCCAATACTCAACCGCCTACCTCTATGGAGTCTCAAATGCCTAATCCAACACGAATCGAAGTCAATTGCACTACTGGCGAGGTCTTAGAGATCGAGCTAACAGATGCAGAGGTCGCAGAGCTTGCCTATCAGGCAGAGCTTGCAGCCGATGCTAAGGCAGAAGAAGACCGCATCGCTGCTCAACGCGCAGCTGACAAGGCTGCCCTACTTGAGCGTCTAGGTATAACAGCCGATGAAGCGGCTCTTCTACTTGGATGAAGCCTCGACTAAGTAAATCTGCCATCCAGTTAAGAGAGCAGATAGACGATGCATTCCCCGATAGAGATAGAACTTCGGACGGCTGGATCGGTGACACTCGACACGCTGCGCGCAAGTCTGATCATAATCCAGATGTACAAGGATGGGTACGCGCCATCGATGTTGACCGCGACCTTAACGGCAAAGGCCGGAAGCCCGATCTCATGCCTGACTTGGTCGATCAGATTCGACTCCTTGCAAAGTCTGGAGATGCGCGAATCTCTTACATCATCTTTGACGGAAAAATCGCCTCATCTAAAAAGGCTTGGCGTTGGCGTCCTTATGATGGGATTAATAAGCATCGCGCACACGCACATTTTAGCTTTACTCCAAAGGGCGACGAAGACACTACGTGGTTCGATATCCCGATGATAGGTGGAAACTAATGAATATGAAACATCCAGTAATTATCTCAATCGGTGCATTCTTGGCCGTGTGGGGAACTACATCTAACTTCGCTCTGGATTATCGCGCCATCCTTGGCTCGATCGTTGCAGGCGTCTTCGGATACGCGAGCCCTAAAAAGTGAGCCAGTCCGACTTCTTCACTCTTTACTTTGCCAGCCTTGCCGTCATCGGTGGGCTTGCAGGTTATGTGATCACGCACCTACTGTCTGAAATAAAGCGACTTAATTCGCGTGTCGATGAGATTTACAACATACTCCTAGAGCGATAATAATCGACATGGCACGAAAGAAAGTCATCGATCTCGATACTTATACACAGCTAGATGCATGGGCTATAAGCCTGCACGAGATGTATCGCGCACTACGCCGTGCAGGTTTTGCCGTAGACATGTGTCTAGCAATCATTACAGATCGAGACTCTTATCCTGATTGGATCTTGCCATCGATCCCTGACCGAGTGGATCGCCTACCATACGAGGACGACGACGAGGACTAAATGAAGCGCATTGTCATAGTGAGCGACCTACAGGTACCGTTCCACGATAGACACGCAGTTAAGAATCTAGCCAGTTTCATCAGTAAGTTCAAGCCGCACGAGGTAGTGACCATCGGCGACGAGATTGATTTTAATACTATTAGCAAGTGGAGCGAAGGGACGCCAGAAGCCTATGAACAGACTCTGGGAGATGATCGCGATGAAGCTGTTCAGGTACTTTACGACCTTCAAGTGACACAGATGATTCGGTCTAATCATACGGACCGCCTATACAATCAGATCATGAGGAAGATTCCCTCATTCTTATCCTTGCCAGAACTCAGGTTCGAGAAGTTTATGCAGCTCGACGAGCTAGGGATAACATTCCATAAGAAGCCCTATAACATAGCGCCGGGCTGGATTGCAGTTCATGGGGATCATACCCCTATCAAGTCACAAGGGGGTCTCTCAGCCCTTGAGGCGGCCCGTAGGCATGGAAAGAGCGTCATCTCAGGACATACTCACAGGGCAGGGCGTTCGAGCTTCTCAGAGGCCTCTGGGGGCCGTCTAGGCCGCATCTTGCATGGCGTAGAAGTAGGCAATCTCATGGACTTTAGTAAGGCCAGTTACACAAAGGGATCGGCCAACTGGCAACAGGCATTCGCCATCATGTACGTCGAAGGCAAGAACGTCCAAGTGGATTTAATCTACATTGAAAAAGACGGCACCTTTGTAGTGTCAGGTAAACGTTATGGACGACCTAGATAACGACCTAGCAAGGGACATCGATGACCACATGGATGCCGCTGAATTGTTACCGTTTCGTTATCTTAAATCCCTAGAATTCCCCCTTAGGGCGTGAGACAGTTAAGCCATCGGTGAAGGGCATCGATAGAAGGGCTTAAATATGTTCGATCCATCAATAGGTGACGCAGTAGTAATGATCCTACTAGCTGCGCTATATTTCCACCTCGGCCGCACCGTTGGCCATCGAGTAGGTTATCTCAAGGGACGCAAAGCGGTCCAGACTTACTACGACAAGAAGGAAAGGGTGAAAGTGTGAAAGCTAGTGATTTCCTCACAGAAGCAAAGGCAACAATACAAGACCGTGGAATGGACTACGGTCACCCGTCAGACAATATGTCCAGAACAGCATGCCTCTGGTCTGCATTCTTACAAATGCCTATTACTGACTATCAAGTGGCATCATGCATGGCATTGGTCAAGCTCGCAAGAAGTATGGAGTCTGCGAAAGTTGATACATACATCGACGCTGCTGCCTATCTTGCAATAGCAGGCCAACTACACACAGAGGAGAACGAGCTCTATGTTTAACCTAGAAGATTACGAGACAGTTGAAGAACGACTAATTAAGTTTTGGAAGGATCATCCAGATGGACAAATACATACTGAACTTCTTGACTCGGCCAATGGGCGCTTTATTGTCATGGCACGCATATTTCGAACTGAGGCTGACTCTAGACCTTGGACTAGTGGACTTGCCGAGGAAACTATCCAAGGCAGAGGAGTCAATGCTACTTCTGCTCTCGAAAATTGCGAGACCTCTGCTATTGGTCGAGCACTTGCTAACGCAGGATACGCGACAAAGGGTAAACGACCAAGTGTGGAAGAGATGCAAAAAGTACAGAGAGCAGCGCAAGTTAGAACTCAAGTTGAAGAAGTAAAGGTCAAGATGCTACAGACATCGGGCGAATACATCCCAGTAGTGAAAGAAGAAGATCCATGGACTATCAAGCCAGCGACTATGCCGCCCACAATGGGGGAAGCTGTTGCGACGGTGAAAGAGATTATTGGCGGCCAGACAGAGAAGGACATCCCTCATTGCAAGCATGGCGAAATGATGTGGAAGACCGGCACAACTAAGGCAGGCAAGCCGTGGGGCCATATGAAATGCAAGGCAGCTGTTACAGGTGAGATTGGCGGACGATGTGAATCGCCGAATGATGTTATCTGGTACGAGATTGCTCAAGATGGATCATGGCAACGCCAGAAGGTCAGAGCATGAACGCCGTCCTAGACTATAGCTTCACAGCCTATGCAGGGGTAAGTAATTGCACCTATTGCGATGTCTTCACACATGTAAACGAATGGGCAATGCCTCACGGTGCGCTTCTAGTTTGCCAACAATGCGAGATTACTAAACGATTCGGAGAATACTAATGGGACGCTTACAGTTTCAGAATCAAGATGGAGAGTGGGAGTCATTCCCAACCGAGGACGAGATTCATCGATCGAAGGAGATCATTGCAATCTTAGAGGAGTTTACCTTCACGACTAGATGCTGCTTATGCAATGAGGCAATACCTTACAAAGACATTAAAGTAAACCTCACCAATAAGAGCTGGTCATGTTCTAAGTGCCACGCGGTAAATGGCCTCTCAAAACCGTAAATACCGAGGATTCTCGACTGAGCGAGTGGTCGCCCGTTACCTATCGGAATGGTGGCCACATGCAGACATTGGTCGAGGGGCTGGAAAAGATATAACACATGTCCCGTTCGACATGGAAGTTAAAGCTAGATCGGCGTTCCAGCCTAAGGCATGGATCGACCAAGTAACAAAAAGGGCCGCTAAAACTGGTGGGTTGCCTATCGTTACTTGCCGTCTTAATGGACAGGGAGAAGGTAGTCCCCAAGACTATCTGGCCTTTATGCGGCTTGGTGATCTGGTCGATCTATTGCT